TCGGGCGAGATCACAGAAGGACCAGCTTGGATGTAGTAGCCAAGCACACCAGAGGAACCTTCGTAACCGACATGGAAGTCAGTCGTAGTACCACTGTAGTCAGAACCAGTAAAGCCGGAGTTAGCTTCCACATTAACATAAGGACCAGCGAATGCGGGAGCAGCAGCAATCAGGGTTGCGGGGAGGATAGCAAGAAATTTCATTTGTTAATTTTGAGATTACGTTTAGCAGTTTTAGCGGAGCGTTTAAAGTTAGCAGCCGTGGGTGCTCCTTTGGACCCAGGCTTCCTCATTTTTTCACCACTGCCTGCAGCAATACGTTTGCGTTTGGCGTGGATGTTTGCGTAGAGACCACGTTTTGCCATGTTAACATTTCCATTTACGGAGGGCAAGGGCTTTACGGGTGGGTCTGCCCTTTTCATCTTTCATCGGTCCTTTGTTACCTTTCATTCTAGCACAGAAGGACCGCTTACGTGGACCGCCTTCAGGCTGTGGAGCCTTGAGATTTGATCCAGTTTCACGGTTGTATTTACGCCGACCAGCAGCAGTCAAGCCTCCAGTCCGGGACTTGTGCTTTCCGATCTTGAGGCTGACTGACTTAGCCATTACTTTTTAGGTTTTTTGTTTTGAACTTTTTTACCAGTTTTAGTAGCTTCTTTTTTAGCAGCCGCCATACCAGCAGGAGTGTAAGAGTAGTGTTTCTTACCGACTTTAGGCATTACCAGATACCGGGGATAATTTGTCCAGTGAAAGCGTAAGCACCGAACGCAGCCATGATACCCATCATAGCCAAACGGCCATTCAGTTTCTCAGCGCGTTCGTTGTGGGGAACACCGTAGGGATGATCAGTCATAATGAGGGGTGGCTCTTTAGCCCAGATGTTAGTGTCGTTCATTAAAATTCAAGTCCAGAGCGTTCCAGCTTTTCCATGATCTCCATGCGATATGCAGGATCTCGATCATAGCGTGGGTCACTCATAGCTCGCACAAGCTCAGCTTGGCTGCGGAAGATCTCACGAGAGGCGGCAGGTTTGCCTTGGATCATGTTACCTTCTACACCCATGTTGTCTTGATAGCGATATTGTAAGGCTTGCAATGCAAGTTTGATAGCAGGAATATTTCCAGTTTCAACTACGCTATCGAAAGCGGTAATCTCTTCTTCGGAAAAATTGTCTGCTGCCCAGCTAACCAGTTCTTGGTACTGTTCAGCACCACCAACAAATTGCTGGACGCTATCAACTTCTGCTTGAGTCAGCTCTTTACCCTCAGGTCCAGAGGACTGCTCAACAGTATCTTGATAGCGGAAGAACGCCTCTGCCAGCTCTTTAGAGGATAGCTTAGAAAGTTCTTCCAACGTCTCTTCACTGACTTTACCGTCGTTAGCTGAGTACTCGTCACTGACTTTCCACAGCAAATCGACGGCTTCATCAACAGGTTCTTCTGACGTTTGTTCAGGTTCAGCCTGAGCCTCTCCTTGTTTTTCTTGTGAGCCGAGTTTGGACTGAAGCTCCAGGTATGCTTTTTCAAGCTCCTGTGCATTCTTGTACTTACCAGCAAGCCGTTGCTCTTGCTGAGCTAGCAGCTCTTCGCCAATGGCGAGAGACTCAGCTTCGTCAGATTGAATGGACTCCATCACAACCGAATCGGTGGTGGAATCGTAGGTCATGATTTCTGCCATACGTTTAGTTCATTGGGGGAATAATGTCATCATCCAGCAAGTTGTTTACAACGTCACCCGCGTTCGGGTTTTTAGCTGGATCCAACAGAGGTGCTTTGAGGATACCTGGAGCAGCTTGCATCATGTTCGCATCTTCTTCCATCGCCATAGCCTCTTGTTGTTCAGCTTGCTGCTGATCCATACTCTTAACCAAGTTAAGAACATCAATACCTTGAGCTGCAGCCAGACGCTTGATAGCTTCATCGGGGTTGATGTATTGCATCAGGGCTTCTGGACCCAGAGTTTGTGCGATAGTAGTGATGAATGTGGTGAGTGATTCACGATCTTGACCACGACCAAGTGCATTGATACCAGCAACGATTGTAGGACTAACTAGATCCTTAGGAATCTTAGGCAGTTGACCACTACGTTGCAGGACCAACAGTTTACGATCCAGGTATGGTACCAGGAACTCGTTAGTCAGCAGGGAGAATAGTCCTCCAAGTTGCTGTTCGAGTTCAAGTTGAGTGAGGCGAACCTCTTCGGCTGTAGTACGGTCAGACTGACGAACGTTCAGGATGAGGAATGCCTCAGCCAAACGCCGCTCAAGCTGTTGCATCATCGTCATAGCAGTCTGGAAGTCAGCAGTCTTACCAACTTGGATAACACCGATGTCTTCTGGGCGACCTTGAACGATCGCACCGTTGCCTGCCTGAGCGATGGTAGCTGGCTTGGTAGTGCTTGAGGGTGACACTACAAAGACTACCTTAGCAGCTGCAGCAGACCCTTCGACGATGGCTTGTGACAGTGCGTTGAGTGACTTCAGATCTCCAAGGAACTCTTCGCAGCGTCCCCGACCGTAGCCTTCACCGTCTACCGTGTTGAATCGTAGGACCAACCAAGGGCTTGCGTCTTTGGGAGCCTTACCCTCGCTACCAGGAATCTTTTTATCAAGGGCTTCCTGGTGCCACATCCAACGGTTGTTGTCTAGCTTGACGTGTGTGTAGATCTCAACATCCTCTCCGTGGAGACTAGTGCCTACAACACTATTCGGTTTTGTTTCATCTACCAAACCTTTTGGCAGAAGTTTTTTGTTGATCAGTTCTTTGGTTACGATCTCAATTACGTGACCGTTGCCATCACGTTCTACAACATACCGGTTCAGTGGATAGTGCTTGAGCCCATCCTTACCCATAAAGATAAGAGCGTTACCACCAACAACCAAATGCTTCAGAGCCTGGTGAACAACGACGCGATCACTGGAGGCAGCGATCGAATCCATAACCATGCGCTCAATCTTGGCAAAGCTTAGGTCAAGCTCTGACTTCATTTCGGGAGGCATGTCTTCACCCAGCTTATCATCACGAAGCTGTAGTTTAAAGAATGTGGTTTGTGGAGGAAGCAAACTCAACATGAGCTTTGCTGCCAACGTTACCACACCCTTAGCTCCGACTGCTTGCCAAGGTTGAATCAGTTGTCGATAGGTAGGTCTCATCTCATCACGTTGGATGAGGTAAGGGAGGGTCAGCTCAGAGCATTGAACTGCAATGTCAAGAAAGTGCTGACGGTCACTGGTTAGATGATCGTACCTTGTACGTGCGTTCATTTCTAACTAGGGATATTTGTACCGCCCCCGGATTGTCCGAGGTTAAGGGGGATACGAAGTGAAGCAATACCACGGCGGGAGCCGAGGGTGCCAGATTTTGTGCTCTTCCGTGGTTTGATTGCACGGACACCGAGCATGGCGTTAGTAGTGATAGGAGCAGGAACAACTTTCGGCTTCATAGCTTCTGCCACTGCTGCGTTCCGTTCTTCAGCAGCTCTCAAAGATGCTTCAAAACGATTAGCTTCGCGGGTTGCTTGCCGCATTGCTTCCTGCTGTTGGTGATGTGCTCGTCTTGCGCCGCCACACATAATTAATCTCCTTACATAGATCGGTTCATACGTCGGGCAGAGCTTGCCCTAACACGGCGGGTCCGTGATTTTTCTTGTTCCTCTTCTTTCGATTTGGTACGCATAGGAGCTGCAGCCTGAGTGCGGGTAGAAGTTTTAGCAGCAGCAGCAGGCTGGGGTTTCTTAGTCTCCTCTTGTTTAATCTTTAGTGCATTTATCAATGCCCGGCGGATGTGACCGCTTCGGCCAAGGCCAAACATAATTAATCTCCTTCGGAAAGTCTAGAAGCAACCCAGTCCACGACACTACGTTGACCTGCTTTGTACATGATCGAGTTAAGATCGGCACCGGGTTGTGGGTTGGTGAGTGGAAAGCGTTCTTCTAGTTCCGCTAGAAGGCGCTCCACCGTCAGTACATTAAGCGTACTGAGGGAGGTTTGGATTTGCATGTTCAAAGAACGCTGGCATACGTGCACGTTTAGTTTCAGCAAGCTCAGGAGCTTTGCCTTCATACATTAAACGATCACTGGAATCCAGCCAAAATTTTTTGTTCAAATATTTATTGGGATTGTTAGCCTTGAGGGGCTGCATAATCCAGTTAATAGTTGCTTTACGAAGTTTATCCAAC